GCGCCCGAGTTGGAGCGGTTCGTCGTCGAGCAGATCAAGGCCATCGGTAAGGACACGAACCTGCTGGCCGAGACACTCGATGAGAGCCGTCGCCAGCGAGAGGAAGCCATCGGCAAGTTGGAGGTCGAGAAACGCACGCTGGAACGCGAGCTTCATCGCCATAACACCGAACTGCGGGAATTGGCCGCGAAGGGCCGAACCAACGGCGTGACCACCGACCGCATGGCCGACGTGCAGGATCGCATCAAGATCGCCGAGCAGCGAACGACCGAGGTGCGCGAGCAGATCGTGGCGCTTTCGCGGGAACTGGTGGACGCCCGCGAGGTCGGCGAGGCGTGCTCGCTGTTCGACCCGCTATGGGACACGCTGACCGCCCGCGAGCAGGCCCGCATCCTGCACCTGCTCATCGAGCGGATCGACTACGACGGGGTGAACGGCACGGTGTCGATCACCTTCCACCCCACAGGCATCAAGACGCTGGCCGATGAACTGGCCACGCAGGAGGCAACCGTATGAAGGGATTGACGATTCAGAAAGAAGTGCATTTCGGGCGAGGGCAAAGAAGCCGCAAGGTGCTCCGCGAAGGCCCGCCCTCGGACACGCCACAAGAGACGCCAGTCGGCCGCACGCCGCGCATCTCGAAGCTGATGGCGTTGGCGCTACGCTTCGACCGGCTGATCAGCGAGGGCGAGATCACCGACCAAGCGGAGCTTGCCCGGCTCGGCCAGGTCAGCCGCGCCCGCGTCACGCAGATCATGAACCTGTTGCTGTTGGCCCCGGACATTCAGGAAGAGATTCTGTTCCTGCCGCAAACGTTGTCGGGTCGCGACCCCATCCGCGAACGGCACATCCGCCCGCTTACCACCGTGCTCGATTGGCGAAAGCAGCGCCGTTTCTGGAAGCAGCTTCTGGACGAACAAAACGTCGAGATTGCCCACTACAACTGATCACGTCGACGCCGGTTTCACCTGCTCTCGCACCTCCGCCAGCATCCCATCCAGCCCGTTCCAGTCCGGCATCTCCTCGGCGGCCTGATACCGCTTACGGGCCTCTCGAATCACCCCGTGCAGCTGCGGCCACTCCTGCGACTCGTCCTCGGCCTCGAACAGGTGGCCGATGGCGCGGAGGCGATAGGCGTAGCCCTCGCGGGCTTCGGTCAGCAGCACCAGGGCCGCGCCGACGTGCTTCTCGACGCACTCGATGCAGCTTGGCCTAGTTGGCGTGTACGAGCGTCGCGGAATCACCAATGGCGGGCAGTCGCTGCACTTCTTCTGCTTGGGGATCAGCGTGTTGGGCTGGGCTTGTTCGGGCATTACGGGGCCTCCTCGAAGGTCAGGTCGAACCGATACCACGCGCCGAAGTGGTAGAGCGGATCGTTCGTCGTGGCGTCGATAAACAGCGTGTGCGGTCCCGGCTGGAGCGTGACCTGTTGTGGGGGTGCCGGATTCGAGATGACCGGACCCATGCCCACGCAGCCCTGTCCACCGCCGGGCGCGTGAGCGGAGCCGACCAGCCCGCCATTAACCGACAGGCTCATCAACTCGTAGTTGGGGTCCTGCGTCTCACCCATGCCTGACCAGTTGACCGTCAGGATCATCGCCTTGGGCACGATGATCTCGGCTGTCGCGGTAGCGGACTGTGTATAGGGGTTGTGGTTGCGGCAGTTGTTGTCGTCTTCCCAGTCCAGCCGCAGGCCCAGTCCGCCGTTGAGGATCGTCCACGGGCTGGCGGGCACGTCGGCCGGATCATCGTAGGCGCGGAACGCACCGCTCTGCCCGCCGTCGATGAACCCCTGATCGGTGAAGGACCACTCCTGCGTGAACTCGATGCAGCAGGCCGGGCAGGATTCCTCGGCGTTGTAGACAGCGGATTTGCCGCCCAGCAGCACGCCGCGCTTGCCTCCTTCGACCACGACTGATTTGCCCGGTGCGCCCACGTGAGGCCCTCCTTACTCAGAACTGCTGGCCGTCTCGCAGGCCTCCTGGTCGACCATCTCGTTGATCCAGCCCAGTACCAGGTCGTAGCCATAGGAATCGTTGGGGACGTAGTGGGCATAGCCGAACGTGGCGGCGATCATCTGGCCGATAGCCGGACGCTGCCACTTGTGTGGCGCGGCAACCGGATCGACGGCACTTTCGAGCGTCTCGCCGGTGGCGATGTCCAGCACGTCATAGGTCCACATCGCCGGGTTCGCCTCGTCGCCCTGCGCACCGCCGACCTGCGTCAGGTCCACCGGGAACACTCCCATGCGCTGACGGTTGCCGAAGCGGACGATGGCCCACTTTAGGCCGGTGCCTTCCTCTTTCCAGAGGATCGACGCCGAGCCATTGGGATCGGCGAACAGCCCGAGGGCATAGCCGTCGAAGATGTCAGCGAACTGGTACGCCTCGGCGTCCTCATCCAGGACAATGATCTGCACCGGGCACACACCGGCGGCATACGCTCGGCCGATCTTGCCGGTGGCGATGGGTTCGGCCAGGATGACGAACTTGCCCTCGTGGGTATCGACGGCGGGTGTCACACACGACAGGGCCACGCGATTCTTGAACTCGTTGTCGTTGGTGGTCGGGTCAATGATCGGCGTGTCGATGCCCAGCACCGCCAGGCGGTTCTGATTCGAGCCGCTGTCGTTGCGGACCAGCACGATGCTGGCCTGGCGCGCAGTCGGCTCGGACTTCTGGCCGATATGGGTGGTGCGGCGACGGTAATCGACGGCCGCGTCGATAAAGGCGTTGTACGCCTGCGCCGGGATGTGCAGTTTCTGGCCGGACTGGACCTTGCGCAGCGAATCACTCATGTGCCGATCCCCAGCGAGGCGAAGTTCGCCAGGTCATAGACCTTTTCGATGTAGACCGCTGCGGGCCTCTTGACCAACGTGTTGCTGCCGGTGTCCTCCTCGTCGGCGTAGCGGACCCACATGTACTCCCAGCCCCATTTGGCGATGCCGGTGATGCTGCCGACGCTAATATTCGTGCGGTTGGGGCTGGCCGCGAAGCGGTACGTGATCTCCCAGTCCTCTTCGCCGCGTTTCGCGCCCGACGCGCCAAGGAACAGGCACTCGCCAGCCGCCAGTCCCTTGAACGGGCCGTTGTTGACCTTGCCGGTGAGGTTGAACAGCGTGCCGCGATAGGCGGATGTGACAAACGAATCATCCAGGTAGTGCGTCTCGGAGAAGTTGTAGATCGGCACGGTGATGTCCACGCCCTCGACGTTGTCGTGCGTGACGCCGATAGCCCCGCCGAAGTCGGGCGCGGTGCCCGATGCGGCGTAGCGACTGACCGTCGTAATGCTCTGGGTGGTGTGTTGCGTGCCGCCGCCGGTATCGAAGGCAAAGCTCGACTCGCCCACCTCCGGCGGAGTGTATTCGGGTTTGACGTAGCGGACGCGGCAGTCCCACTTGCCTACGCCGGTAACGGCATCGACAAAGATCGGCTCGAGCGTGCATTCATCGCGCACCAGGCCGTCGTAGCTGGTCGGCGTGGAGCTCAGCAGTAGGCTCTTAGCCGTCAGGTCATCGGCCGTGCCATCGAGGATGTACTGCATCGTGACCGTCGGCTTATCACCGGTGGTCCACTCGCGGCTGTCGATTTTTTCAGTCAAGGTAGCCATCAGGCGAAGCTCAACTCCTGTGCGTTGCGAAGCGGGCGCGTGTTGCGCTCGATTTTGTCGATGCCGTTGGCCATGCGGTCGGACGCGCCCCCGGCCTGCAGGCCCAGTACATTGGCGGCGTTGAACGTGCCTTGCGCCCCGATCTTGGCGGCTTGGCCTGCCAGCAAGTCACCCATACCAGCCAAGGCCTGATTGGCCCGGTCGATGATGTCGTCCGCACCGGATAATCCTTCCGGCCCGGCCTCAGCTTCCTTGGATTGACGTTTCTTGCGGGCCTGTTCGATGGCCTGTTTCCACTCGTCACGGGCCGCTTCAAGGTCCGTCTCGTTCTCCGTCATACGCCGTTCGTACTCGGCGTCCAGTTCACTGTGCTTGCGGAGGTTCTCGCGCCCAATCTCGGCCAGTGTCGCCTCGTGCAGACGGGCGGCTTCCTCACGTTTGCGCTGCCGATCCGACTCACGCTGAGCCAGGTCGCGTTGCTCGGCGTTGTCGATTTCCGCGATGGCCGCTTCGCGCTGGCGGTCGATCTCGGAATACGTGGCAGCGCGGGACTCCGCCGTCGAGTCGTCGAACAACCCCTTGATCCACGTCCATGCCTTCTTCGCCCACGCCTTCATGTGCTCCCAGGTGCGGGAGAAGAACGACGTGAACTTCGTCCATGCCTTCGACAGGAACGCCACGGTCTCGATCCAGCCGACCTCCAAGGCGTGCCAGACGATTTCGACCGTCGCCAGCAGGCCGCTCCAGGCGTCGTAGCCGATGCGGATGAAGAAGTTGCGGAAGTTCAGCCAGACCTTTTCCAGGAAGTTGATGCCCCGCTGCCACTCCATCTTGAGCGTCAGCCACAGAATCTTCGCCGCCAACGCAATATCCCCGGCGGCCAGGGCGTCGGCGATGCCCTGGTAGGCCGTCAGTGCATCCTCTTTGAGGACATTGAACTTCTCGCCCAGCCAGGTCAGGGCCTTGCCGCCCATGCCCGTGGCATAGACGAGATACGCGCCCAATGCCGCGACGGCCGCGATCACCAGGCCGATGGGCGAGAGCAGGAATGCGATGACACCGGCCAGCAGCTTGAACACGGTCGCCACGCCGGTGACGACGGTGATGAGCACGCCGAGGGCGCTACCCAGTCCGCTGATGACCGTGCCCAATGCCGCCAGCGCCAAGCCACCGGCTATGATCGCAGCGGCGACTTGCATGACGGTGACGATGAGTTGGCGGTTCTGGTCGATCCACGCGCTGATCTTGGTGGCCACGCCGGTGATCGTGTCGGTCAGTTGCTGGAGCACCGGGGCCAGCGCCGCCCCGACGCGGAAGACGCCCATCTTCACGACCTTCCAGAGCTTATCCAGCGCGTCGGTGAAGTCCTCAGCCGCCTTGGCGTCCTCGGACGACATCGTCAGTCCCAATCGCCGGGCCTCTTCCTGGAGTTCCTCGATGCCCTTGGCCCCACGTGCGAACATCGGCAGCAGGTTCGTGCCCGTCCGCCCGAACAGCGTCATGGCGATGGCGGCTTTCTTGGTGGGGTCTTCGATGCGGCTGATCGCCTCGCCCAGTAGCTTGAACTGATCTTCGGGCGAGAGGCCGTCGAGGTCCTCGAAGCGCAAGCCCAAGTCAGCCAGCGCGTCTTTCGCCGTGGACAGGCCGCGACCGGCGTCATAGATGCTCCGCTGCATCCGCCGGAAGCCCATCTCCAACGACTCGAACTCGGTGCCGGTCTGCGACGCGACAAAGCGAAGCTCGCTCAGCGCTTCGACCGACAAGCCCGTGCGCTTGGCCATCTTGGCGACCTGGTCGCCCATGCTGCTGAACGCCTTGGCCGCGCCGAGCATCGGCGTGAGCATGGCTGTACCGAGGCCCGCGATCTTCAGGCCGAAGTTGCGGATGCGGTCGCCAAAGGCTTTCAGGCGCTTCTCGGCTCGGCGCAGACCGCGCACAAGCTTGCTGTCGTCGGCGAACAACTCGACGAAGGCACGTCCTGCTCGGATGCCACGGGCGCTGGGCATGACCTACTCGTCCTCCTCCAACGGCAAGGCGTACCAGCCCTCGTACAGGTCCATGCGACCCGCGACGGGCTGGCCGTCGGCGTCCTTCACCCAGACCTTCACGTCCTTGACCGTCTCACGCAGACGCACGGGCGTGCCGTGCGGCACGTAGATCGTCCGGGTGCAACCGGCCAACAGGAGGATGGGCAGCAGGAACGGGAGCAGTTTGCGGATCATTTCTTCACCTCCACGACGGGCACGTCGCCGCTGAGCATCACGCGGGCGCATTCGATGCCGCGTAGCATCGAGGCCTTGCGGCGATAGCCTTCGCCGCTGTCGGCGACGATGCGGCCGTTGGACGCCCGCAATCGCCAGCGCCATTCGCGTTTCCCGTCACGGTAGATTTCCAACTTGGCGCGTCTCATGGCTTTCTCCAGTGCTTGCGAATCCGGTCCCGCAGCTTGTCGCGCGTCTCCTGGTCCGGGTCGGCGTCCTCCGCCGTGGGCCGCTGCTTGGCGACCCACGGCAGGAGGGCCTGGAAGAAGGCGGTCAGGATGGCGATCACCCACTTCATCACGACTTGCTCAGGCCGCCGAAGCGGTCGAGGTCCGAATGCTTGATCTGGATGCCTTGCTTGATCTCCTCGACCAGCTTGGCGGGCGGCTGCTTGCCGTTGTTCGCGTCGGCGTAGGCCTTGAGCACGAACCGCAGCGCCGCGTCCAACTTGGCCAGCCCGGTGTTGGGCGTGTCGTCAGGGATTTCCTTCTCGGCCAGCTTGATGCCGGTGATGATCGACCCTTCCCAGGCCTTCCACTTTTCCTGGAATGGGTTGAACTTACTGGCCAGCCACATGAACAGGCCGACCATGCCCGCCCACACCAGGGCGAAGCCGATGCCGGAGTTGAGGAACTTGCCCGCGCCTTCGATCAGTCCGTTGAAGTCCATGTCAGAATCCTTTCCGGCCTTGCTGTTGGAGGAAGGCCTCTTTGAGGGTGCCGATGGTTTCGGGGGTGACTTCGATCACCTCGCCGGGTTGCTTGTCGTACGGGTCAAAGTCCGACGGCTTGAAGGCCCGTCCCTTCTTCGGGTCGCGATTGGCGTTGCCGATCAGGGCACAGAGCACCGACATCCGGCCCCATGCATCGCGGCCGTGGCCTTCGGCCATCCACAGAAGCTGTCGCAGCGTCAGCCTGCCGATCTCGCCGGGGCCGATTCCGAGGCATCCGGCGATGAACCAGACATCGCGCCATGGATCGCCTGGTCGAGGTCGAACCCCTCGATCCGCGTCTCGATGGCCTTGACCGCCTTCTCGATCAGCTTCATCTGGGTTTCCACGGCGCGGGCGCGATCGGCCCGGCCGCGCTTGCGGAAAAAATCGATCAGCTCCTCGTAGAACGCCTGCTGGGCCAGCAGCAGCGTCCCTCCATCGAAGCTGTTCCGCACGTCCGCGTCGCTGACCTTATGGGCGTCGAACTGTTCGCCCAGCAAGGCGCAGAGCACCTCGCCAAGCAGCAGTTCATCCGTGCCCAGCCGCGTCAGCAGCGGTGGATCGCCCGCTTCAGGTTGAAGCAGGTCCACGCCCAGCTTGTCCTTGACCGCCATGGCCGTGCCGAGGTTCAGCGCGATCGTCCAGGTGCGTCCGGCAGCGTCAGTGAAGGTTTTCATGGGTTACACCTCATGCCATTCGACAAAGACCGCGAGCTTGGCCGTCACGTCGGCGACGATGGCCTCTTCGAGGGCCTCGTTGCGGCTGAAGTTCGTGATCGAGAAGTCGCCCAGCGGGCCTTGCGCGCCCGAGATGCCCACCTTCTGATCCAGCACGGCCAGCGCGACGGTGCCCGCCGAGAGGAAGGCGGTCTTGATCGCCTCGAAGACGGTGTCGCCCGGCTTCCAGACCATCTGGAACTCGACGGTGCATTCGCGGAGCGTCGGGGCGGTCGCCCGCCAGCCGTTGTTGCCTCGCGTGGTGATGTCCGCTTCGCCCGCTTCCATGCTGAGCGTCACGTCGCGGACGTTGTCCACCTCGCTCATGCTCCCTGGCGTGGTGGAACCGGCCGCACCCTGGTACAGCCCGGCGTTCATGCCCAATACATAGGTCGCCATGTTCAGTGTCTCCTTACGTGATGCTGTCGCGCCACATGGCGGCCAGCTTGGGTTCTTCCTTCTCGAAGGCCGGTCCCATGAAGGGCCTTGCCCGTACC